CCCACATTTCGCGCAGGTTTCCCGCTACACCTTCCGCCGTGTAGCCCTTCATGACGGTGGGCCCGCCAAACATCCGTGCAATCCCCCGGTAGACTTCATGCTCCAGGGGCCGCAGGAAAACACCTACCTCCACGTTGTACCGCGGGTCACGAGGTTGGATGACCCTAGGTGCGGGGTCCGGCTTTGCCGAGAAGTTGATCTTCTCGGCCTTGACAAACGCCTTCTTAACGCCAAAGTCGCCCTTGGTTAAAGGGCGCTCCTCCAGGCTCGCAACTGCCCTCTCGTAGCAACCAAGGCGCCGGCCCGAATAATACCCCAGGAATTGCTCCCTGGTGATTGGGCGGTGCACACCGAGGTGCCGCAGAAGGGTAGTCTTGAACCCGCTTAGGCGAGAGTTGACGTCCGCCGTGCATGGTGGGGGGGCAATGAGCACGCCCCCTGGTCCAGGTGACCTAAACACCCTTTCCACCAATGCACGACACCCGTTGTTCAGCGAGTTGTTGTGCACACCAAACCGAATCAGCCCGCTGATCCCCAAAAAGACGGGGTGCTGACGCGGTTTAAGGACGCCCTGCCTCTTAATGCGAAGACCACAACTCGAGGCCTCAGCGAACGAATCCACCTTGGTCTCGACTCCGCATTGTAAGACAGGGCCCCCCTAGGCCCCACCAGGGCCCCCCAAAGCGAGCATGGCCTGCACCACGCTCGACTGGACCATGGCCACAGCCCGCAGATCGTCGGCATCTGGGACGGCGGACAGCACCGCGACCACGGGCACAAGTGCCCGCGCATCACTGTCGCGCATGTCCTCCGCCTTCATCTGCTCGCCCAGCCAGCGTTTGACGCACAGCTGGTCCGCGGGCTTCATAGTCACCTGGCCAAAATGCAGCTTAACTCGCTGCACCCACTTCCTCGTCGCGTCCGTCTTCTCCCAGCAGACGCGCGTGGCGGTGATGGGCACGTTGTTCACGCGCACATTCGGCTTGTCCTTGCCCGAATAGCCTACTCCCAAGGCGTGGGCGGCCTCGCGCTCCACTTCAGCGCTTGGCTGGCAGTGAGGCTCGTATGGCCGCGTGCTGGCAACCCCAGCAGCGAAAGCTGCTGCGACTGCACAGGCCACAACCTGGGCCGGCCCGAGGCCGTGGGCTCCGCGGACGATCCCGTCGCACACGATGACTGGAACCGTCGACAGCACTCCGAAGAAGTGCTTCTTCCGCCTGTTGATCCAGTCGCCGAGCCTCCGGAACCTCCTCCCCCATCGGGTCTCTCCACTCTCGACCTTGGCTTGCATCCCATAAGCACTCACTACGGCTACACGTCTGGAGGGTGTAGACGACTGGGTGGGTGGCCCAGTCGTCACCTTCTTGGCGTGCCATGTTGGAGCGTCGCTAGGGTGC